CGGCTGGATGCCGAGGGGCTGGTGCAGCTGACCAATAATCGCGGCGCGCTGGTGACCAAACACTCTCTGGCGGAAATCGGCGAGATTTTTGACCTGCGCCAGCTGATCGAGGTCGACCTGTTCCGCCGCGCCATTCCCGCCTTGACATCGGTGGATTTTGCCCGCTGCGCCAAGATCCTGGCACAGATGGATGCTTCTTATGATGCGGAGGACGTGGCCGCCTGGGGCGCGCTGAACCATTCCTTTCACACTGCGCTTTATGCGGCGGCGGGGCGGGGGCTGACCGGGGATCTGCTGTCGCGGGTCAACCTACACGCGGATCGCTATATCCGTATGCATCTGAGCGTGATGGCACAGCGCGCGCCTGCCAAGGCCGACCACCATCAATTGCTGGAACTGGCACGGGAAGGCGCGGTGGGCCAGGCTTGTGCCTTGCTGGCCGAACATATCGCCCGCCCACGGGCACAATTGCTGGATCTGATCGCCGCGCGGCGTGCTGTGGAGATAGAGCCCTAAAAGCGCGACCATATCCGACAGAGTGTGCAAAATGGCGGTGTATGCTGCTCTAGGGTCAGGATGCGTTGATTTCACCCCAATGGTTTGGCAGATTTGGCCTGTGACGAGGCGCATCTGCGCAGGAACTCTTGTTGAATTTCAAGCAGCTGTAACGAAGTTCACAGGGAAAATCCGCCAAATCCTACGGACGGCAAAACCGCTTCATCTCAGTGGCCCGAGCCATTTGAAAATAGCCCGCTATTCTCTGCATGTCTCACATCTCTGACATTTTGCGGTTTTGACGCCAGTGGCGTGAAATCAATGCATCCTGACCCTAGAGGCCTGAGCCTCTTGGGTAAGGCATTGGTTAACCTAGCCGGATTTTATTAACCTCATCTTAAGCAATTTCCAGACAATTTTACGGAGACCCGACGCGGAAAGATCACCAAAGGAGATTTAAATGGTTCTCGGTCGACGCAGCCTCGCACTGTGCCTCTTGCTATCTTTTAACCCAGTAAGCGCCTCTGCCGAAAGTCCCGGTGGGCTGTGCAATAGACTGATAAATGGCCAAAATGGCGGTCTGCCGATTGATGAGTGCCTGTGTATGCATCGTGCGGCACGGCGGGAACTGGATCCTGATATCCAAGAGCTTGTTTTCGATGCCTGGCGACGTGGCGATTACGGGTTTGATCGGCTTCCGTCCACGCATTCCCGCGCAAATGGTGACGTGAAGCAACAGCTGAAAAACTATGCAAGAAAAGCAGGGAAATGCTGACCTGAAACCATGCGATGATGGCGCGACAGCGTCTATGCACACCTGAAAATTGGCCCTAAAGTCGATCAGGTATTGTGTGATAGCGCATCTTCGGTGCGTAATAGCAACTCCAGCCTCCCGCACATCCGCTTGCCGGGTAGCCGGAGCCGTCGCTAACTTCATGCGGGGCAAACATCACGTTGCCTCCGCAACCGGTGCGGCTTCGATTTCTCGAATTGCCTTGTCGGTCGCCGGGATGATCTCCAAGGCGTCCAAGAGGGTTTGCGCCTCAACGACCTCGCAGAAGAGATGGCGGCCACCCGTACCACCGTGATTTGCAACCTCACTCAAAGAGATGCCGTGCCCCTTGGCGTCCCAGCGCCATAGGCGGCGCGCGTCTTTCAGCTCAACCTGACGACCACTCTGCGCCACGACTGTTCCAAAATGAACGCCAGATGCGTAAGTGTGAATGATGCACTTTTTGCCGATGTGAGGGGTCGTGATTTCAGCTGCGGGGGCCGCAGAGAACATGGACAAAAGCGCCTTGATGTCGCCTAGCTTGATGTCGTCGATATTCATGTGTAATCCTTTGGACTGATTGATTGTCAGGGTTATTCGGCTGCCCAGCGTTCGCAGCGGGCGTCGTATTCGTCTTGGAAATCGGAGGTGACTTCTGAGCAGGTTTCTAGCGCCCCGGTTTCCACATCGAAGGTCAGCAGAAAGGCGCGGGCCTTATCGCTGGCGTCGAGGCTTTCAGCGAAGTCATCGTACGCTTCATCCCTGACCGTCGTGGCGTCGCCTGGGCTATGAATGCCCTTGTCCTTGAAGTCCGCGACAACGACGTAGAACTCACGAGCGTCATCAAGGGTGACAACTGCAGGTTTCGGCTTTTCCTCAACCACGGGTACGGGTTCGTGTTGCGCCTTCCACAGACGCCGTTTCAGGTTCTGAAGTTCGGCGCTAAGCGCGCCCATTTCCCGGCTCTTTTCGTGAGAGCAGGGGGTGGCTGCCCGCGCTGGGTGGAACGGCAAGGGGATGCGCGCAATGATTGGTATCGGGCTGGGGATTCAAAAGCAGCGCGGCAGCGCGTTCGAAACTATCGCAGAGTTGACGGGCGTCCTTGACGCGGATCAGGCGACGTTCCTTGATGACACCGGATGGTCAAGCTCAAAATGCGGAAGGTAAAGGATCCAACCACTGGCGAGTGGGTCGAAGTCCCAGAAGGGATCGACTTTGGATGGGGCTATCAACCGGGGAATACGTGGGAACAGGGGTTGGTGCCTCGGGAATGGCAAAAGCCTTTGGATCTGGCCGAACCTGAGCTGCCTCTGCCTGTTTCGCCTGCGCTTGATGATCTCGGCAGGCCATTCGTGTCGCCGGAGCTGCCCGATGGAAAAGATCCCGAATTCTATGTGGGGCGCTTCCTGGCAAAATTCGGGGCGGCTGTCGGACGCGGTGTGATGCATCGAGATCAGGCTGGGCAAGCGGTTTTGATTTCAGACGGGTTGTTCCAAAATGCTGATGGTGCCTGGAAGGCAATGAAGCGCGGAAGAGCGGTTCAGCTCGAGCGCCTTGCTGAGGCAATCTTCGATCCAGATGAGATTTGGGTTGATTGGGGAGAAGGCCAGGACGGCACTCGCCGTCTTGTGCGCCGCTATCTGCGTTGGGATCCTGAACTTGCAGGTTTCAGCATGTTCGAATGGGGCGTTCGTGGTTGGTCTGGTCTGACCTCTTTTGACCCAAGAGCCGGGAAAAGGCAGAAACCGTCAAAGACCTATTTGGAAAAGCACCGCCGTGGGGCGTTGATCTTTCGAAGGGGGGAATGAAGGTGAGTGTTGCGCCTCATCCCTTTGCCAAACAAGCAGGTGGACCCGCAACGGTTCTTGTCCGGCTAACCGATGATAAGCCGAGAAAGGCGAAAATTCAATGACTGGCACGAGAATGCAGTTTCGCTTCGATGATCTCGCCTGGACGCGGGCTTCGAGGGCACGTGTGCTGCGTCTCGAAAATAAGGCCCCGCTGCTGAAGTCCATCGGCGAGGAAATGATGCCGCGCATCAATCAACGCTTCAAACAGGAGCGTGGCCCGGATGGCAAGGGATGGGCACGACTGCAGCCGCGCACGATTGAGGCGCGCCTGAAACGATACGGCAATGCCCCACTGACCGTTCTTCGGATGCGCGGTCACTTGGCCGGTTCAATCAACTACCAGGTAAAGGGGGCAGCCTTGTCCATTGGGACTGGCAGCGAGGTCAGCGATTATGCTGCAATCCACCAGTTCGGGGGCAAAGCCGGGCGAAACCACAAAGTTCAGATCACTGCACGTCCCTATCTTGGATTTGGCGATGATGATATGCAGATCATCGAGGAAGAAGCAGAAGCGTTTTTGATGGGGACATGAGAATGACGCTGGAGCGTGAAATCTCTGATCTGCTGAGTGGCGTAGATCCTTTGGCGAACGAGTGGGTCTCTCGGCAGTCGGCCCAAATTCTGATTGAGGCTGCAACGCAGTCTTTGGGGCAGGATGAGCTTCGAGAATTTCTTGAACTAATCGCGCGGTTAGCCTTCCATGATGGCCTCGTCGCGGGGCGGAATGAAAATCGCGCTGAGATGCCCGTACAGGGCGGTTGACGGTGTTCCGCCACCCTGATGCGTAAAAACCTTTTGAGCGGCGTTAACCTACCGTTAAAAAGGCTATACGGGTGATATGGAAAGAGTGCCCGCGCGAGGTTGGGGAATAAATCTTGATCTCCGTACCGATCCGTCGATGATGAGACTATCCCCACCACATCCCTTCATATGAAGTAGTTCATTTATTCCTACGTTCTGACGACGCCTAGGTTGGCTCCACGTATCCGCGATGGAGTTCAATTCTTATGTCCAAGTCCCAGGGGCAAAATCATGTAGCCACGTCACGCAAAGTGGAAGTGTTTCGACCGGGCACTTTCCGGGCGATGAACGGTCAGGACTATTCCTTTTCCGAGGCGGATGTTTCGGACATGGCGGCGGGCTATGATGCAATCAAGGCTCCAACTCCTGTCGTTGTCGGCCACCCCAAACATGACGATCCCGCGTTTGGCTGGGCTGCTGGCTTCGAGGTGAATGAGGCAGGCATCCTTGTGGCTGAGCTGGAAAAGCTCGCACCGGAGTTTGTCTCGGCTGTGGAAGAAGGCCGCTATCGCAAAGTGTCGATGAAATTCTTCCCGCCTGATGCGCCGAACAACCCGAACCCCGGCAGCTACTACCCCCGCCATATTGGATTTCTGGGCGGAGCAGCACCGGCGGTCAGCGGTCTCACACCCGTATCGTTCGCAGCCGCAGATGAAGCCGAGCTTGTCGAAATTGAAGTCGGGTTCGCGGAACCGGCGCTGGAGGATGTCGCATCTCTGTTTCGGAGTGTGCGTGAATTCATCCTTGAAAAATTCTCTCGGGCGGATGCCGACGCGGCAGTGCCTGAATATCTCATCCGCTGGGTCGACCAGGCCGCCGACGAACCGGCGAGCACCGAACCCGGTTTTACCGCTCCCACAACAGAGGAAAAGCCTATGTCTGGTGATGACACCAAATTGCAGGCGCGCGAGGCAGATCTGGCCAAACGTGAACGCGCGCTGGCACATGCTGAGAATGTCAGTTTCGCAGAAGGTCTGATCAAAGAAAGCAAGCTGCTGCCCGTTCAAAAGGACAGTGTTGTGGCTCTGCTCGATGAGCTGGCTGGCCATGGCGAAACTGAGATTTCTTTCAGTGATGATGGCACGAGCAAGAAACTCAGCCCACTCGCTCTGTTTAAAGACATCCTTTCGGCCCAGCCAGACGTGGTCCCGACCGGTAAAACGGACATCGGTGACGACGTTACCAGTGCCTCCGCTGCCTTTTCCTCTCCAGATGGTTTCTCAGTTGATGCTGCGGATCTGGACCTGCACCAACGTGCCGTGAGCTTCCAGAACCAAAATCCCGGCGTCGATTTTCTGACTGCCGTGCAAGCTGTTCAGGGGGGCTGAGCCATGGGACCGCTGCAAAGTTCGATTTCCGCTCTCACGATCACTTCTGTCGCTACAGCTGCCATTGCGGCGAAACAACTCGTCGGGTTTGACGGCGCACCTGCTGCTGACGGCGGGGCCGTTCTGGGCGTCGCTCAGACCGACGCGGCCATTGGAGCCGCTTTCGCCGTGGACGTGATTGGTGTGCACGATTTGATCGCTGGCGCAGCGATCCCGGCGGGATCCGCAGTGCAGTCTGACGCCGACGGCGCGCCGATTGTTCTGGCTGGTGGTCAACAGGCAGGTTTCGCCCTAACGGCAGCCGCCAATCCCGGCGATCTCGTCAAAATCCTGATCAAGTAAGGAGCTGCTCAATGAGCCGCAATATGAATGCTGCCCAGGCCCGTGTCGTTGACCCGATCCTGTCCACCCACGCCCGTGGCTATACCAACGCTGAATTCATTGGCCATATGCTGTTTCCGACCGTCGATATCCCGACCCGTGGTGTTCGGGTCATTCGCTTCGGAAAAGAGAGTTTTCGCATGATGAACACCCGGCGCGCACCGGGTGCGGAAACCGCCCGCGTTCAGTACGGGTATGCCTCCGATCCCGTGGCACTCAGCCAGGATAGTCTGGAGGGCATTGTTCCCTGGGAAAACATGCAGGAAGCCTCCAAGGTGCCAGGCATCGATCTGGCAAGTGGCGCGATTGAAATGGTTTTGGACGTCATCGGCCTGGGGCGTGAGTTCGACATCGCCAAGCTGGCGCGCAATCCCAACAATTACGGGAACAACAACAAGATGGCGCTGCTCGGCGCGGATAAATGGAGCGACCCGGCCAGCAACCCCGCCAAGGATATGAATGAGGCCAAAGAACAGGTGCGCCGCCGCATTGGCCGGTATCCCAACCTGCTGACACTGGGGCCGGATGTGTTCAACGCTCTGAAGGATCACCCCAAAATCAAAGAGCAGTTCAAATACACCAGCTCTGAATCGCTGACGGCTGAAATGCTGGCCAAGTATTTCGATATCGAAAAGGTGATCGTCGGCAAGGCGGTGTATCTGGCTGAGAATGCGCGGGATGATGAGGACGCCCAGGATGTCTGGGGCAATGATGCGATTTTGTCCTACACGCCCAAGGGCAACAATTATCGCATTCCGTCCTTTGGCTACACCTATCGCCTGAAAGGGCATCCCTTGGTCGAGAAGCCCTATGACGAGCGCAACCGCAAGAGCTGGATCTATCCGGTTACGGAAGACTGGTCGCCTGAACTGGTCGGCGCAGATGCCGGGTTCCTCTTCCAGGCACCTGTCTAACTCCAATTCCGATGGGGATTGGTTGCGCGTTGGGTGAACCACGCATCGCAAGAGACCAAACCAAACCTGCGGTGCGGCGGCAGGCAATGGTCAGGACGATTACCCAACCACAGGCGATGGCACTGTGGGAGCCGCGTCAAAACCGAGGGAGGTCGCCATGACCCATATTGCAAATCAGCGCATCAAGCTGGGAGGGGAATATTACCGGCCTGGCGACCCCATCACGCCCAGCGAACAGGATCTTGAAGATCTGCCCAAAGGCGCGGCGTCGCCCAAACCCGATTTTGTCGAGACGGTTGCGGATGCTGCGGTGAAGCTGCAGGGCGCATTGCTGGAGATCGCTCAGGATAACCGGTCGCATCAGCAAACCAAGCTGGATGCAGCCGTTGCCGAACTGACTGACGCAGACTTCAAAAAGGATGGGGACATCCGGGCCGATAGTCTGAAGCAGCTCGTCCAGAAACTCGGGTTTGATGTGACTGCCGAGCAGGTCGGCGCGTCCAAAGAAACCCTGGCCACGCAGGAGTAATCCAGGATCATGGGTCGTTTCCTGACATCTGATGATTTCATCGCGCAATTCGGTGAACGCGAGGCACAGGCGATCGCTGGGACAAATGACTTCAATTCGCTTGAAGGCAGCCAGATTGACCATACGCAGATTGAAGATGAAATCGCGTTCGTTGATGAGCTGATCGCGGGCTACGTCCTGGCGCGGCATCTGTGGTTGAGGGATTTGGACGTATCCGACGTGCCAAACCTTTTGAAAGGTCTGGGCGGGGACATCGTTCGATATCGCTTGCGTGACAAACAGGGTGGCAAAGGCCAGGTTTCCGAAACCGTCGACAAGCGCCATAGCGATGCGCTCAAACGTCTTGAAGCGATCCAATCCGGCAAACTGGATCTGCCGCGCGACCGTGCAGATGGCGAAGACCTGGTCGCACCTGAACTGCCCGCGTCGAGCACAGATGCCGCGCGCATTTCCGGCCCGCCGTCGCAAGCCGCTGCATTGCTGGAGGGCTATTGATGTCTGAGCAGCTGCCCCATTTGCGTCGGACGCATATCGAAACGATCGCACAAGGTATCATCGACGCGCTCAAACAGGGTGGGCTGAGTTCGAAATACAAGATCGAGGCCTTCCCCGACAACCCCAGTCAATTTGACATGAGCAATCTCGAGAAAGTCGCGCTCGTGCAATATACAGGGTCGCGCTATGACGCGCCGAATGAGACTGGCAGTGGTGCGCAGCTGCGGCGGGCGGAATATGCCATCCATCTTTACCTTCGCCAGGTGGGCACCGCCGTTCGTGGTGCCCGCGAGATTGAGCAGGTTCGTCTTGCTTTGCAGGGGCTGCAGCTCGACGGGACCGAGTTGTTTGTGACCCGCGATGGGCTGGTCGATCAGGATGATGCGCTGTGGCGATATGTGGTCGAGGTCGCTTGCGTGATCCCGGCCATCCCATTGAACCGGCTGCATCCCAGCCCGTTCGTTTCTGATTTCAACAAAGCAGAGGGAGCCTGAGAGCATGGCCCGCTTTACCTATCATGGCCCTGTGCAGTCCATATCGCTGGCTGTCGGGCGCACCAAAGACAAAGACGGTCGGGAGGTGTCGAAATTTGAGGATTTCGACCTGGTGCCTCGTAGCGAGCCGTTTGACCTGCCTGAAGACAATCAGGTCGTTCAAGCCATGGTCGCGCGGAAATTGCTCCGGGTTGCCCCCCCCAATAAACCCGGTGCTCGTACCACCGCAAAGCAGGGAGACAAGTAATGTCGACGGATCCTTTTTACGGTGTCGAGGTTATCGAAACCGGCGTCGGTTCTTCAGTTGTTCGTGAACAAAAAGCAGCGACTGTTTTTCTGATCGGTACTGCGCCAGTCGGGGATGTGCATACCAATCCGGCAGAGCGCGCTGACTACATTCAGAAGCCGGTTATCATTCGCTCACGCGAAGATGCGGCAACCGCTTTTGGCGGGCATGTGGACGGCTACACTTTGCCTGCGGCGATTGATGCCATCTTTGACCAGGCTGGTCCGAACGGGATTGGCACGATCGAAGCTGTCAACGTGTTTGATCCAGCTGTCCACACCTCTCCGAATGATATCACCAATCTGGATATCATCGGCAGTTTTTCCGCAGCAGGCCAACCGCTGGGTCTGAAAATCGCATATGACAGCTATCAGCGTTTTGGCCGGTTCTGCAAAATCATCGCCGCGCCGGGCTTCACGGCAATGACCGGGGTGCGCGCGGAGCTGGAAACGATCTGCAACCGTATTCGCGCGCGGGCTGTCCTGGATGCGCCCATTGGCGTGACAGTGCAGCAGGCCATCGCGGCCCGTGGCCCGCTGGGGGATTTCGATTGGCAGTTCTCCAATCGCCGCCTGGTTCCGGTCTGGCCGCATATGAATGTGGTCGATCTGACGTCGGGGGGCGAGCGCCTGGATCCCTATTCCTCGCGGTTTGTTGGCGTCTGGCTGAGCACAATCATGGAGCATGGCTATCACCACTCTCCTTCGAACCGCCCTGTATATGGCATCGAAAGCAGCGAAGTGCCGGTGCTCTATATTCCGGGCGACAAACAGTCGGATGTGCAGCTGCTGCGCGACGCCGGAATCGTGACTGTTGAAGAACGCTACGGCAAGGGGCCGCATACGTCGGGCAATCGCTCGTCGGCACACCCGACCGACACGGATATGCGCAACATGCTGCACGTCCAGTTCACGGCAGACATGCTGGACGAAGCGACGATTGCCTATCTCGATCAGCACAAGGACCGCAATGGCAGCCCTGCGCGCATCGAGTTCCTTGAGGAAGGAATGAACGACTTCCTGAAATCGAAAATGACCGGGGATGACCCGGCGCTATCCGGCGGCCAGTTTCGGTTTGATCGCACCAAAACCACCAAAGCCAGCGTCGCCCAGGGGCAATTCTTCTGGAAGCTCGACTGGGCACCGGTGGGCATCATGGAACGCATCACCGTTGATCGCAATATCGACCTCAACCTGATCAGCGATGCGCTGGGTCTGGCCGCGTAAGGAGAAGAACTGATGCTGACACACGCACATATCACTGACGCGCCGGTTTACCTAGACGACAAGTCCCTGGTCGGGATTTGTGAAGAATTCACCGTACCCGAGCTGGAAATTGGCCAGATCGAGCACAGCACTTTGGGGTCGATCGGGACGTTCAAACTGCCTGGTCGCGGAAATCTGACGCCGACTGATGGGTCGATGATCCTGAGCACTCCAGAGCCCGAACTGATCACGCTGACCTCGAACCCGCGCCGCGCTTTGCGCTTTCAGCTGCATTCGAAAGTGGATGCCTTTGATGCGATGGGGCTGGTTGAAGAAAAGTCGACCACGATCGTCACCCACGTCACTGCGCTGTTTTACAAGCGCATTTTCCCAGGCGGCAAACGTGGTGAAGCGGGGAAATATACCGGGGAGTTCTCGATCACCCGGCTTATGCAGCGCGACATTCGCTCTTCTGTTCCGATGGTCGAGATCGACTTCTTTGCCAATGTTTACAAGGTGAACGGCGAAGACGTCTGGCCTGACTAAGAACAAAGCATTGGCGGCGGGGCTGCTCGCGCCGCCGATACGGGCAGGCCCTGTTTTTTGGGGCAGAGAACAGGGCCTGCCATTCTGTCCTTCCCGCCCCGGAGAATACTATGTCCAAGACATCCACCCAAGCCACCACGTCGCAAGCTGACGAAACTGCAGGTTTCGTCGATTCCCCGCTCATTGCCGAGTTGAAACGGCAGAAGGCCGAACGCAGCGGGCTGGATGACACCACGTTGCCCGTTTCCGGTATCAAGGTAACGTGGCCGCAGTTTAAACCGCATTGGGTTTGGACAAAGGCAGTGCGGCTATCCAAGAAGAATCCGATGAGCGTGACGGACAACTATCTTCCTCTGCTTTGCCAATTCAATGGTGAAAAAATGACCGTTGAAGAATTTAAGGCCCTTATCTCGACAGATGATATCTTGCATCTGACAGGTGAAGTCATGGGCGAGGATTATGAAGATGAGGAGGGAAACGAGCGGCTCTGAGCACAACGCTCGATCACGTCCACCTCATTGAATGCGGTTTCAGCCATTCCGAGCTGAACGCGATGTCCGAGGAAGAGTTCTGTTTCTGGCGCGATGAACGTGCCGAATATGACCGGCTTATAAAACAGGCGGTCGACGACCAGATCGCAGAAGCCCGCAAAAAACAGGATAGCCATGAGCCGCCGCAAAGCTGAAATGATCCTTGAACTCGTCGATCGAGCCACCCGGCCCGCTCGACGGTTCATTGCGATGCAGCAGCGTATGGGGCGGGTGGTCGAGCTGGCCAACCGTATCTCACAAAGATCTGCGCGGGCCGCGCAGCGCGCAACCGACCTTTACAAACGGTCAGTGCAGGGCCTGGGCCGCGCACAGGACGCGTTGCAGCGGGGCCTGCGCCGCAGCAACGACCTGATCCGCCGTCAGATCACACAGATGCGCACCGCAACTGGGTTGATGCGGGATGGCGTGGTTGGTGTTGGCGGAGCCGTCGCTATGGCGGGCGGTATGGTTTCCGCTTACACTGGGACTGTCGCTGCTGCAGGGCTGGCGATGCTCGGCCCCGCGCGTCAATTTGAGAAATTCCAATCCACCCTCACGACCACTGAAGGCAGCGCAGCAGCAGCCAAGGACGCGATGAAATGGGTGGAGAACTTTGCCGTCACGACCCCCTATGAACTTGATCAGGTTATGGACGCCTTCGTGCAGCTGCGCGCCTATGGCTTGGATCCAACCAACGGGCTGCTCATGCGGCTTGGGGATACCTCAGCGGCTATGGGAAAGCCGCTCATGCAATCTGTCGAAGCGATTGCAGATGCCGTGAACGGCGAAAACGAACGCCTGAAAGAGTTCGGCATCACGGCCTCCAAAGCCAGGGGGATGATTACCTATCAATACACCGACCAAAAAGGGGTGACACGCTACGCTGAAGCCGCTGCTGATGACAAGGCAGCGATCCAGGCGACATTGATGGAGATTATGTCGAAGTTCGATGGGTCGATGGTCAATATGTCCAAGACCTTTGACGGCATGGTTTCAAATGTCCTGGATATTTGGTCCAAGTTCCAGCGCGCGATTATGGCCTCTGGTGTTTTTGACTGGATGAAAGGCAAACTCAGCCTGCTGCTGGAGACATTGAACATCTGGGAAGAAGATGGCCGCCTGCAAGCCTATGCTGAGGCGATCGGCACCCACATCATTTCTGCCTTTGAGGCGCTCTGGCGTTTCGGTGTTGGCGCGGTCGAGTTCATGCAGGACTTTTATCGCGTTGCCGGGCGCGCCGCTGATGCACTCGGGGGCTGGCGCAATCTTGCGATCGCAGTATTGGCGGTCCCGTTTCGAGGCGTGATTATCGGGGCGGCACTTGCTCTATTGAAGTTTGCGGGTGGGGCAACGCTTGCGATGCGGGCGCTCGCAGGCATTGGCTGGGGAAGCGCCGCGGCTGGTGCGCTTGGCATCGGCAGGGCATTGATGATGCTGGTCAACCCGCTGAATTGGGTCAAGTCAGCCTTCATCGCGCTGCGTGTCGCTTTTATATCGACGGGGATCGGGGCGCTAGTGGTCGGTTTGGCGATGGCCGGGCTTTGGATCTATAACAACTGGTCCGGCCTGGTCGCCTTTTTCAAGGGCTTTGGCGAGGCGTTCATGGACGCCCTGGGTCCGGCACGTCCTCTTGCCGAGGGGGTCATCAAGGTGTTTCGCCGTTTGTGGGGATGGGTCGCCAATCTCATCGGACCTCTTGATGCGAGCGCGGAGAAGTGGGCGCAATGGGGCCGGGCTGCAGGTCGGTTCGTTGGAGAGGCCGTTGCCGCTGTGGGGCGTTTTGTCCGGCGCATCGCCGAATGGTTCGGGCGATTGAAAAGCATCGACTGGAAAAGTGTGTTGAGCTTGGCGACGCTCCGCACCGCATGGAAAACCGTGAGCACATGGGTCAGTGAAAAGTTCAAAGCGATCTGGACCGGGCTGAAAGCCATTGAATGGTCCAAATTCCTTTCATTGGAAACACTGAAGTCAGCCTGGGAAAGTGTAAAAAGCTGGATTGCCGGTGTGGCAGCGACGCTTTGGGACACGTTCAGCCCGCTTGCGTGGGTTGGTCTGGTGAGTTCTGACGATCTGTCCAGTGCCTGGACAGGCGTGACCAATTTTGTTTCCGAAAAGGCACCTGTGCTCTGGAGCAAAATTACTGCAATCGGATGGTTTGATAAGGTCAATCTCGCGACCGCACAGACGGCGTGGGATGCTGTGAGCACATGGATCGGCGGTGTTCTTACGACGATTTGGGATGCGTTGCCTCGTATCAAATGGGCTGAGTTCATCAACCTTGAGGGCATCAAAAAGGCCTGGTCGGCGGTGACAGACTGGTTCTCGGAGGCGGCTGGCAAAATCTGGGATCTCATGCCTGAAATGCCGGAGTGGAAATTCAGCCTTTGGGGGGATGACCAGATTGATGATCCCAAGACATTGCTGGCAGCCGCAGAGGCCGCTGAACGGCTGACCAAGCAATTCCCCGAGATCGATCAGGCAGCCCAGGCGACCTTGGCAAACCTGCAGGCCGCGATCACAGCGTCAGCAACGCTGTTGGCTGGGACCAGTTTTGCGTCGGAAGGGGAGCGCCTGATACAGAGCCTGGCTGATGGCATTCGTGCGAAAGTGAGCGAAGTCACCGCTGCGACCAAGGAAATCACCCGTGCCATCCGTACGGCGCTACCGCGTTCGGCAACTATGCGCATCGGGGTGCAAGGGGGCGCAGCTGTCCAGGAGCGTGCGCGGGGCGGGTCGTTTGCTCCGGGCTGGTTGCTGACCGGGGAAAACGGTCCCGAACTCGAGTACCGCACCCGTGGCGGCTTCATCGCGCATAATCAGGCGCTTCAGAACATGGTGGCCATGTCCGAAACGGTGGCCCGAAACTCAGCGAATGCAAACCGTGCGCCAGGATGGTTGAAAGGAGCCGCCCTCGCTTCAGGGATCGCTGCGGGAGCATCCATGCCTGCTGCCGCTCTGGAACAAGGCCATGCGCTGACAAGTGAGGCAAGCACACCGATCGGTGCCAAATACCTGACAGAACGGAACACGCCCCGCGCGCCTGGGGGGCGTCAGGTGTCGGTCAATATGACATTCAACGGCACGGTGGATCGTCAAGTCCTGCCAGACCTGCAGGCGATGAAAGAAGAAATGCTGGAGGCTATTTTTGATCGGCTCGATGCAGATGAACGGGCTGGGCAACGAAGGGAGCAAGGCTGATGCTGGGGCTTTTCGGGACATCTGTTATCGGCACAAATCCAATGACTGGGCCGAATAGCGACAGCGAAGATAAGGCTGCGCGCTTTGTGCGCCATGATCTACTGAGAGGAAAGCCCGCGCTTCAGGATCTTGGAAATGATGCGGGTAGCAAACAGCTCAGCTTCTTCTTTGATGAGACCTTCTGCGACCCCGCCGCCGAGCTGCGCAAAATTGATTTGGCGTTTCAGGGGCGTGTGCCCATGCGCCTGTTTTTTGACCTGACTGGTTTTGAGGTCGGTGTTTTTCTTATCGAGCAGCTGCGCATCAACCGGCAACAGACGACGCCGTCGGGGCGGTTGGTACGTGTCGAGGTGGATGTTGAGCTGGTCGAGAGCGCGATCGGCCTTGGTGGTGCGCTGGGGGCTGCTGCGGGCATTGCACGGGCATTGTCCAATCCAATTTTGCGGCGTGGTTAGGGGCTAATATGCGTGTTCGTTATGCGAGGGGTTCTCGGCCAACCCGCCCATGGGTGCGGCGCTGGATGATTTGGGGCTTTGGTTTCTGGGTAATGTTCGTTCCGCGCTGCATCAGGGCGTGTCTGGCGGCTCCGTGGGGCATCATACAGGCCGAATGGGAAGATCTGCGGGACGAAGTCATGTCCTTCAAATGCCGGAAATAGGATCGCGTATGGCTGAATATTTTGAACACACGACCCGCGCAGGAGACCGTTGGGATCTGATCGCATTTGACTATTACGGTGACGCAAGGCTGATCAGGCCGCTCCTGAAGGCCAACCCTGATCTTCTGGGTGTACCTGACACACCCGCTCCACTGGTCTTTGACGCGGGCGTCAAGCTGCGTGTGCCTGTACTGCGGCAGGACGAAATTGAAGCGGGACAGCTCCCGCCCTGGAAGCGCCAATGATCATCGGCCCGCAAAAGCCTTTTGTTGACCTTGCGATCGCAGGCACTTCATCCGGCCTGTATTTTGGCGGTGCGCTGAAGGAGTTCAGTTATCGTGACGTTCATCACGGCGAGGTTGATGAGATCAGCTTTAAGCTCGCGGATGGTTCAGGCCTGTGGCGGGGCGGCTGGGGGGTTGATGAAGGGACCGAGATCTCTGGTGTGATGGGGTATGACGGGCTGCTTGGGGCAAAAATGCCTTGCGGCCTTTATGCCGTGGGCGAGACTGAAGCACAGGGTGATGCCAGCGGAGATACAGCCACGTTTCATGCGCAGGCGGCCTTCACATCCAAAGAGCTGCGCACCGAGCGATCCGAAGCCTTTGAGAAAATGGACCTTACCAGTATCGTTCAGAAAGGTGCAGATCGCCATGGTCTCGAACTTGTTGGGGAGATCCCGGATCTGCGTTTTGAACGCCTTAGCCAGGACAAGCAGAGTGATCTGAATTTCTGGCTGCGCCTGGCGGAAGACTGGGGGTGTTATACGTCGGTCAAGGGCGACCAGCTGGTTTTCACCTCTCGTGAATCAATCGAAGATGCGCCAGCGGTGCGCCAGTTCGAACTGGTCTCCGGGGATCGGATGACGCGCTATTCTTTGCGCAAGTCCACTCACAAGCTGTGGTCCAAAGCTGATGCCAAATATCTGAACCCCAAAAGCAAGGTGGTTCTCAAGGCCGTTGTGAATGATGACCGTGTCCCTTCTGGCGACACCCTGAAACTGGATGACCGGGCAGAAACCCAGCAACACGCGGAGCGTATGTGCAAAGCGCGGTTGGCCCGCGAAAATGACCGACTGGGAACGGGACGGCTGACCCTGGTTGGCGATCCCCTTCTTGTTGCAGGACAGGTTGTCACGCTCGGCGCGAGCTTTGGCAAATATGCTGGCCGTTGGCTGGTACGATCTGCACAGCACCGTTTCAATGCAGCCGGCTACACCACAGCCATCGATATAAAGGTGATCTGATTTGGGAACGATGAGGCGCGGCATTGTCGTTGAAGGACGCGGAAGTCAGGTAAAGGTCCGGTTTGACGACAGCGATGGGATGATTTCCCCTTGGTTGGATGCAGGTCAAAGCTCCACGATTGGAAAGCAGGCTTATACCAGGTTCAAGCCTGGTGAGCTGGTGCGATGCTATGTCGATCGCAAAGGCGAAAGCGGCGAGGTGCTGTGCGCGATCTATAACGACCAGAACCCAGCTCCGGCGGATAGTGACGATGTCGCGCATTTTGTTATGCCAGACGGGTCTTCGGTTGTTTGGGAGCCTGGAAAGCTCACCGCGACCAATGTTGGGGGGCTGACGATCACCCTGTCTGGTGGGAAAATCGTTATCGATGGCGATGTCGAGATCACTGGGAATGTCAGTGTCGGTGGGGATCTGTCTGTTGATGGTGACACAGACCTCAAGGATACCAAGATTAACGATATCCCTCAGGTCGGCAGCTAAAGCCCCTTGACCTGATCAGAGCAATTGGCGACCTTAAGCGTGGTCTGCAAGATTGGCGTATCTCCCCTGAACTAGTTCATGTAGTTTGACCGCGTCAGCACCGGCACATTGGTGCCATGCTGGATCGAAACAACATTCCCTATGTGCATTGGCAATTGGCCCGCGACCCTGATGGCCGCGCGATTTTGGGGGGTGTCGCTGTCGAGTTGGATGATCTTCGGCAAGAGATCCGGCAGTGTATTCTGACCCCCAAACGGTCTGTTCCACTCAATCCTGAAAAAGGGTGCGACTTGGACCAGTACCGGGACCGACCTCTGAACACCCGCCACCTGTTTGTCGCTGCCGAAGTGCGCGAGGCGCTCAAGCGTGACGTGCCGCGCATTGTCGTACGGGAAGTGAAGGTCGCTGCAGAGTTTACCTCGGTTCGGATCCAGATAACCTGGTCGCCCACTGAAATGGTGATGCAGGAATTCATCACAACGGAGGTTGCTTATGTCTTTTGAGCAGCATCCGATCAATCGTCTGAACGCCGAAGGTGCGCCAGAATTCGTGACCGCCGAAGCGGGCCGTATTCTCGAACGCCTCAAGGGTTTTTTCGAAGAAGAGACAGGACGGACGGTTTCGCCAAGCCAGGCCGAAATGTACCTGCTGGAGACAGCGGCCTATATGTTCGCCATCCGCGCAGCGGAAGATCAGCAAGGCTTTGAAAACTGCTTTGTCGCCTGGGCGCAGGAGCCATTTCTGGAAGCCCGTGGGGCCGGTCGCAATATTGAGAGACTGCAAGCGCGGCCCGCCACAACAACACTGCGGTTTGAAGCTGAAAATGCCGCGCTCGCACGGATCCGCATCCCCGCTGGCACACGCATCAGCGATCCCGCCGGTCAGGCACAGTTTCGCACCCTTGATGTGGCTTATATCGAAGTCGGCCAGACCTTTGCGGATGTCTCAGCCGAGGCGACCTTGGCAGGGAGTTTCGCAAATGGATTTCCCCCAGGCTCGTTGAGCGCGCTTGTCGATCCGGTGCCGGGAATTCATCTGGTTGCCAGCCTGACAGAAACCGGCAATGGGGCCGAGATCGAAGATCTGAGCCGCTACCGGGCACGTGTTGCGTTGGCTTTTGAACGGGTTGGGGAAGGGCTGTCGAAAGAGCGATATCTGACCGATGTCCTCGGCTGGAATGCGCGCTGTATCGCAGTCGACATTGCGCGCCCGCAGCCTGGTTATGTGCACATCCATCCCTTGATGGATACAGGCGCACCAAACCCCGAAGAACTGGCCTCTTTGATGGCTGTGTTTGATGAATCGAACGTCCATCAAGGGGATTTCATCCAGGTCTTCGCGCCCGAGGCCCATGTTTTCGGTTTCACGCTTGCTCTCACCCTGTCTTACCCCGAAGCTGAAGCGGCGGCGCGCACAGCGGTGCAGGTTGTCCTGGATGATTGGACGCAAAGCCTGGGCGGCTACATTGCCCCCTCCGAGCTAATCCGGGTCGCAAAAGGCGTTCCAGGTGTTGTGGAGGCAGATATTCCAGATCTGGCTCTGGCGCTTGTGCCTGCTGCGAAATGGCGCGCAGGAACCATTTCTAACGTGACGGTCGAGGTGGTGTGATGGCGCGCATTTGGTCAGAGCGCCAGCTTGAGAGGGTCACGCCTCCGCAGGCCAAAGATGTCAGGGGCGCAGGGTTCATTGCCGCGCTCAACCGTTTCTTTGGAGAGCGCCCCTTGCCAGGACCGCCCATGCGCGATCCCGCGACGTGCTCGTCTGATGTGCTGCCAGCGTTGGTCGCAGAATATTCGATGGAAGAGTTCATCGAACCCGGCCTGCCAGAGCATGTGGTGCGCCGAATTCTGCAAAATCGCTGGGCGCTGCAAACTGGGGAAGGCTACGATGCAGGCGTCAAATTGGGGCTTGGCCTGCTTGGCATGTCTGTGGTTATCGAACATTGGTGGCAGGCCGAGCCTAAGCGCGCGCCCAACACGCATGATCTGATTTTTTATATCGGCGAGCAGCTCTTTGCCAATGATCAGGCGTTCTTTGGTGAGCGTGAGAAAAAGGCAGCTTTTCGTATGATAGAGGCCACGAAACGCTGGTCTCAGGAAAGCACCATTTATGTGGGCGTTTCGATGCGCCCACCCAAGTTGCGGACAGCTCAGCATGTGCGCGGCCTGTCCTTTCGCAAAGCTCGTATGCGCGTGATCCAGCACCCACCGCGCCTGCCGCTTGCTTTGGGGCAAACCGCCCGGTTCCGAGCCACCACGGTTCACCGTTCAAGGATGCGGGTGGGCCAGCAATCGCCCGTCTCCCAGCTGCAGCTGTCCGCAAGCCAAACTTCCCGTGCGCTATCCCTGAAGCGGTTGCGCCTGGGACCGAACAACGAGGTCTGACCCCAATGCCCACCCCATCTGATGCGCTTTTCACACCTGTGACGACCGAGGCGGGCCATGCTGCACGTATGGCGGCAGTCGCTGGCGGCTTTGCGGTGGACATCACCCATATCGCACTTGGCTCTGCCGGATATGTTGTTCCGATCAATGCCAATACCGGGCGCGCGACAGCAACAGATCTGCAATCGGAGCAGGATCGGGCTGAGATCCAGGACGTGAGGACCGTGTCGGCATTCCAGAAGGATCTCTCCTTCGTCGTGGAGCCGGACACTGAATATTACATCCGGGAAATCGGTTTTTTTCTTGCGGATGGCACTCTGTATGCCGTGGCCTCGCATCCGACGCTCGCACTCGACTGGGCCTCACCGCAGACCCGAAACCTCTTTGCCTTGGAATATGTCATCGAGGATGGCGACGCTGACAGCATCAATATCGTTTCGAACGGCCCGCCTTTGAACCTGCTGATGAGCCGGGAGTTCGCTGTCCTGTCCCGCATTCAATTCATCAACGCCCTTGCTCTGCTGGAGCAAGGGCAAAGCATCCGCGACATCACCGGAGATACCTGATGCCTGACACTACCACCCATGACGTTATGGTCGCGCAGACCGAAGCTGCAGCGAACTTGCTCAGTTTCTTTCAAGGGGCGCAGCTCAACATCAATCAACGTGTTGATGCCGCTGAAACCGCGTTCGAAGACTTGGCAGACGATCTGATCGGCTTGCTGCGCCGGTACAGCAATTTCCGTGCGACCCTGGACCCCAATGAGGCCAATCCCACCAACGATGAAGGCGGCACCTTTACGTCTTTGGATGACATCATCGCTGCGACACCGGTGGGAGCCTTTGTGGACGTGACGCTGCCTGCCGGATCAGATTTTCATCTGTCGGATCTGCTCCAGAATGGTCAGCACATGTCGGTGGTTGGGCGCATTCTACGCATTCGCTCGGCAGGCGGCGGCGGCGCGACACTGCGCGTGGACAACTATGTCAATGACGGCACGGAAATCTACAGCACCCGCCTGAACCTGCAGGGATCAACCGTTTTCCTCAAAGAGCTGACGCTTGTTCTAGAGCCACGCGTCAACAACGCCCTGCCTTGGAATGGAAGTTATGGCGGGCCGATCCGCTCGATCGACAACTTCACGACTCTTGGGGCCTGGATCACGGACTGTTCCATCGTTGGCAGTGATGGTGCGTCATTGATTGTCGTCAACGGGTCGAACGTCAACGCGTCGGTGGTGGCGTCGGATCTGGATGGGGCATTCTCGCTGATGTCGGGCCTGTCCAGCGGTGTGGCGACCTTGGCAACCCGTGGGTTGACCATGTCGAACAGTGCCGACGTGACCGACGGCACCGAAACCCTGGGCGTCAACTTCCTGACCAACCAAATCTGACTTGATCAGAAGGAGCGAACACAATGGCTTTAATCACGCTTGAACACGATGGCCGGAAACTGATGAATGTGACCCCGGCTGAAGCTGTGAACAAAGGCGTCCCCCAAAATCTGGTGGATGCCGCCATGGCAGAAAGTGACGCGCGTCGCGCGCGGGCTGTGCTGCGTCGGCAAATCGAGACAGGAGCGGGGGACACCCTTTCTCTGCTGGGGAGCGCGTCGGACACTGCGGCATTGGGCCTGCTTATCGCGGCAGCCACGGCAAAAGCGATCAATGACAGTTCGGGTTTTGCGCAGTTCAAAGCCAGTTTCCAAGCCACTCTGACGGCGCTCGATGGGAATGTGGATCTTGGACAGGTGATGGAAGATTTCCTGGCACGGGTTCAGGCCGGGACGACGCGCATCCCGCTGCAAAGCAAGGGGGTTGCCTCTGCGATGGCTGATCTGGAGAGCCGCTCCACCACTGTTGCGGATGCTTTGGCGGCAATCGCCTGATCATCGGCTCAGGTGGCTTGTCGTCGCCTGGACAAACCTCCTGCGGAGGCAAAGGGCGCGACAACGCCACTTTACCACGGGCCGCTATCCAAAACCGCCCGCCGACCTGACCAGAGATGAAGGCCGTCCGCATCCATGACCCAAGGCAATTGCCTGTGATCGTGGATGCGCGCAAAGTGGAACGATTCGAGAACAAATGTCAAAGGCTGCCATCTCTCCTGCACGACCGATTGCCCCTTACCTGGGCGGAAAACGCAATCTCGCCAAACGGATCTGCGCGATTATCGACCCTGATGAACACACGACCTATGCGGAGCCTTTTGTGGGCATGGGCGGTGTTTTTCTCCGGCGTTCGCGTCAGCCCAAAGCGGAGTTCATCAACGATGCCGGGCGTGACGTATACAACCTGTTCCGCATCCTTCAGGAACACTATGT